GGTGGTTGGCGATGGCCGTCTCGTCATCCCGCTCGGTGAAGACGCCCGCCTCGGAAGCGTCCTGTACCAACTTTCGGATCGCCACCCGAGGATAGCGATCCTTGTTCTCCCGGAGCCATGTCGCCGCATCCGCCAAGCTCATTTCGCCCTCCGCCCCGCGAGCGGGGTCACCTTGTCGAGATCGAGTCCGCGCAACCGATCGAAGAACCGGGACAGTCGATCGGTCACGTTCGCGGCCTTGCCTTGCCAGCCTTGCACGATGATCTGGGAGATGAGATCCGGATCGGTGGACCGGACTAGTTGGTCCGGGTCGATGGCCTCTAATTTCTCCAAACCACGCGCCATCACCTTGAAGGCAAAATCAACCTCTTCCACAGAAGTGCGACGCTTGGGGTGCGACTTGGGCTTATTTTCGGTGGGGACAGGTGCGGGGAACTGGGCGATGGGTGCTGGCTGGGTGATGAAATCCGCCTGCTGAAACACCTCGTCCGGCGTCTCGCGATCCCACTCGACAGCGGCCGGCTCATCCTCATGCTCGGGCAGATCGTCGTCAGGGATCGGATCCGGCTCCGGCGCGAAGGTGTCCACGACAGGCACCTGCCGCTTCGTCGGTCGCACTTCCTCAACCGCCTCAGCGACCTGAGCGGCGGTCGGCTGATTGCCGCCCGCGATCTCGACGGCACGGTCCCATGCCGGCACCTGCTGTTCGGCCGAAAGTTTGGCCAACGGCCGAGCCTGCGCCTCATTCGTCGGCAAAATGTCTGCAATTGCAGACAAATTGCGGGTCACCTCCGCCGCCGCCATCGCCTGATAGGCGTAGGCTCGGCCGAGTTGCCAACGGTCGCTGCAATACTCGGCAAAGGTCTTGTGGCTGAGCCGGTACAGCTTCTTGTCCCGGACAACCAGGAGCGCCTGCCCCACCTCCATGAAGTTGGCGAGGCCACGCTCGATGACGGCCTCGCACTGGGCTAACTCGTCTCGCTCGGGAACCGTAAGTGCTGTCACCGCTTCCATGCGGTAAGATTCTCCTGCCGGCCCTGCATGCTCAGGGTCCGGTTGCCGGACGCGAGTGCTCCCACACTCGGCCGGCTTTCGTTTGTCCGGCGGCCTGGTCCTACTCTTTGCGGGGGTTGGTCAGGCCGCCGATTTTCCCTCCCGCTCCAGTCGGCGTTCCATGATGGCCGCGTAATCCTCAAGCGCCAGCTCCACGGTCCGGGTGACCGAGCGTTTCTCGGCCTCCGCGATGATCTTGATCCGCTCCACAAGTTCCACGGGGACCCGGATGTGGAGCATGGCCATTTCTCTGCCCCGAGCCATGATCACCTCCTGCCCCCCATTCTACCACCACTGATACTGTTTGGCTAGTCATATCTATCTGATATGTAGCGCTGAGCCCTGAAGGTGTCCGGTGCGTCCACCGGCGTCCATTGCGTCCGCACGGGCCGATTTATTCGGTCAAGGGCGACCAATCCGGTTGACTTGTAGGTAGCATTGTGATATATTGATAGAGCGAAAGATGAGGGCCGGGGCTTCCGTCCAAAGTCACCCCGGCCCAGCGCACAGGAGAGAACCCATGCAAGGCAATTCTACCACGCCCACCCCCGTCCGGATTGACCAACATTGTCACCGCTGCGGCCGGTTCCTGCCCGGCGCCTACCGCTGGCACCGATGGATCCTCTGTCCCCGCTGCGACGCCCCGGCCGTCCGCGAGGCGGCCTGAGATGGTCAGCACCAGCGCCCTGCACACCGCTCCCCGATTCCTGATCTTCGAACTGCTGGACGGCGAGTCCGGCATGGCCGTGTACAGGCTGGGCAAATGGCGCGGTATCGACCGGCATCGCGGGTACATCCTGCACCGTCGCCGCTCCAAGAGCCCGTTCCTCGAAGTGCCCGGCTCGAAGGTCCGTATCCCGGTCACGGTCATGGCGGAGGCTCTCTGATGGCCCGCTCCATCGACCCGAAGGCCCACGCCCTCAATCTGCGGCTGGCTGACGTGGTCTACGAATTGACCGACGAAGCCGGCGATGCCCTCTTCGGCCTTGCGGGCGAGTTGGAGGAACTGCTGCCGCCCGAGCACAAGGGGAAGGTCGATACCCTCATGGCCGGCGTCATCCGCTGGCGCGAGCAGACCATTCGCACGGCGATCAAGACCGCCACCCTCATGCACGGGCTCGGGCGGTTCGTCCGCAAGCCCGTGCTGCACACCGTCGCCCACTGACACCAACAGGCCCCGACCATTCACGGTCGGGGCCTGTTGGTTTACGGGAGCAGTTGCCGGCAGCCTTTGCACCATCCGGCTTGGGCCATATTCGCCTGCCCACAACGCGGGCAAGCCCGTTGACCATGTTGCAACGCCGGTTGCACAGGCGGCTGCGGGGTTGGAGGCGGCCGAGGTGGCGGGGGCGCAGGTGGCGGAGAGAACCGGCGCGGCTTCAATTCCATCAGGCACGTTTGGCACCAGCGCCATTGGTCGTGGCAGATAGCGCCGCAGTTGGGGCACTGCACTTTGCCGCGACCCATCGGACGAGCGTGCCCTCTCCGTCCGGGCCGCGCAGCGACCGATGCCGATTGGTGCATCGCCTGAATGACACGACTTGTCCGCTGATCGGCATAAAAGTTCGATACCACTAAACAGGCGTGGATTGCCCCGGGGAACCAGAGAAACAAGGTCAAGATGATGTTGAGGATAGCCTGCCCCGGCTTCCCGCATGCCAGCACAGCAACGGGGGGCAACAGGAGCGCCAGCAGGTACAACATGGCGCCAGTATAGATCGATCGTCACGCCGCCGCCTGTTGCGCCGCGATGATCTCCTTCATGACCTGTTCCCCGATCCGCTTCTCGGCCTCGACCCGCTCCACGTCGGTCATTTCCGGCTTGAGCACGACCGCCCCCGGCGCCAACATGACGTTGATCGGCGTCTCGGCGGCCGCCGGTTGACCACCGCCGAAGGAAGGCAGCGCCCCAGGGAGTTGCGGAAGCGGCAACGCCGCGAGCGGGCTGCCGGGCGGCATCAGGGCAAACTTGATCACGTCGCCCATGTGGGCGCGAAGCCACTGCCCGAGGGCGATCCCGATGCCCTCACCGATGGCGAACCCAATTTCGCCCAGCCAAGTAGTCGCCTTCATTGTGAGCAGGGCAGCTTCCTTGAGGACGTACAGGAACCCGCGGGCGATGCTCGGGGCGTTCTCGATAAGAGTCTTGGCGATCGTGTAGGAGATCGTCCGGATGCCCGGTTCCAGTTCCTTGACCTTTGCGTCGATGCTCCCCAGGATCCCGTCGCGCCACGACTCCCATGCCTTGACGCCATCCGGGGAAAAGGCGGCCGTCAGGGTGTCCTTCAGCCGCGTCCCCTGCCCGGTGAGCCAACCGGACATGCCTTCCCACATGGTGCCGACCACCCCGGCGCCCCACGCCAGCATCGGCCCCTTGTTCTCGTTGAACCATTTGACGAAGCCTTCCCAGAGCGCCCCGGCTATCTCGCCGCCGCGTTTCTTGAACGCTTCTACATCGAACACGCGCCCGCCGAACTCGCCCGCGCCGCTGTCGGCATCGCCCGTCAACGGCCCGACGATTGCGGCGACGTTCTGGGCGGCTGTCCCTGCCGCGCCCGCCAGTGCGTCTACCTGCTGTTTTTCCAATTGCAAGAGGGCCAGTTGCCGCTCCTGCGCCTTCAGTTGATCCTCGATCGGCGCAAGGTGGGCCTTCTGGGCGGCTTCGAGGGCGTTGATCTGTGCCGTGACTGGGGCGAGGGCGATCTGGCGATTGATGTCCGCGAGTTGCTGCTGAGCCTTCGTCTTGCGTTGTTCTATCTGAATATCGAGTAGTCGGAGCTCCCGATCCGTCTCCGACTGGGGACGCCCCCGGATGAACCGCCCCGACGCAGTGATCGTATCCTTGCCCGCATTCAGGATCCGCTCGCGCTGCTCGGCCTCTCTTAGCGCACTCGATTCCGTGTCGAGTTGCAGATCCCGCAGCTGCGCCTGGAAGTCCACAATCGGGGCCATCGCCGCCGCCTGTTCCTTGAGCGGGTCAATCGCGGCCGAGTAGGCGTCCTTGATATCGCTGGCGGCGAGGCGGAGGTGCCCCAGAGGGCCTTGTAGGGCCTTGATCGCGGCGTCGAGAGGATTGCCCTGCGTGATGCCGGCCGCCAGGCCATCGGCCACGGCCTTGCCCGCGTCTTCGCCCGCCTTCTTGGCCGCCGGGAGCGCCCGCGGGACGCCCATCAGGTCGGCGAACCGATCGAACAGCCCGCCCATGGTGTCCAGGACGGGCTGAGCGGCCCGTAGGAGCCCTTGCAGGGCATCGGCGGCCATCCGGGCGGCCGCCTGCACGGCCGACGCCCAGCGGGCCGCACGGTCGCTCTGGAGGAAGTCGGCGAAGCGGACGGCCAGATCCCGGACGAACTCGAAGAGGGGTTGGAGCGCGGCCGATCCGAGTTGCCCGACGCTATCCTTGATGTTGGACAGAGCGCCGGTCATCGTCCGGGACTGGCGCTCCATCATGTCCCCGAACCGGGCCTGACTGAAGTTCTGGAAGGCGTTGATGAACACGTCGGACGCGATGCGGCCTTCCGAGACCAGTTTGCGCGTCTCGCCCCCCGTCCGGCCGATGGCCTGACCGAGCAAACCCCAAGCGTTCACGCCGACATCGACCAATTGGTTCATGTCCTCGGCGGTGACGCGGCCGGCGCCACGCATCTGGCCAAGCGCCCGGACGATACGATCGATGCCTTCCCGACCCGCGCCCAGCGCCGCCGTCGTATTCCCGATGTCGCGCATGAGCGGGATGATCTGCTTGGCGTCGAAGCCCATCGCCAAGAGCCGTTGGCTGGCCATTGTCAGGCCCGGCAACTCGAACGGCGTCGCGCGGGCAAACTGGGCTAGTTCCCCCAGGAACTCCCGCGCCCGCGCGGCCGATCCCAGCATCGTCTCGAAACCGATCTGGGACTGCTCCATGCGGGCGCTGAAGTCGGATGCACTCCCCACCACGGCATCAAACCCGGCCTTGATCGCGTCCAGACCCGCGTTGAACGCGGCGAACCCGGCCGCGATGGCGAACCCGCCCGCGATCTGCCCCTTGAGCACATCGACGGCACGCCCCATCTGCTCGAGGGCGCCGAGGGACTCGCGCGCGCCGACCGTCTCAAGCCGCGTTTGCAGGACCGCGGCCTCGATGGTGGCCATCTAGCCCACTGCCTGCCGCATCGTCTCGCTCATCTGCTGCTGCATCCCCCGGATCTGCTCGCCCGCCTCCTGCTCAGCCCACTCGGCCGCGGCCCGCCACATCCGCCAGCACGCCGCGGCCATCGTCTCGGGACGGCCAACGATCTCAGCCGGGTGCTTGTGGAAGGCGCGGGCGTCGCAGATCACGCGGTACCATTCGGGCGGCGTTTGCCCGAGTTGGCCCCGTTGGGCGAGGTAGTAGGCGAGCTCTTGCCGTTTTTTTCCGAGACTCCCTGATCCGCCCCGATCTGGCCCAGCATCGTCGTCAGGGCCTCCCAGTGCATCGAGGCCAGATTCTCCCGGGTCAGGGGCCACGGCTCATCCCGCATCCGGACGCTCCACCCCACGAGGCAGCGCATGAGCGCATCGACCAGCGGATCGGGATCGGGCAGCGACCCGCTCCGGGTGCGCGTCAGGGTTTCCACCTGCTGCGTATAGCGGGACAGCGCCGCTATCGCCTGCGTGTCATAGCGTTCGGGCGCGTACTCGATAGTGAACGATCGGCCTTTGTAGTCGATGTCGATCGAGCGCGTTTCGTCCCACAGATCCGCGATGTCGAAGGGCATAGGCACCGTCCCTTTAAGCGAGGCTCGAAATCGTGTTGACTAACGTGAATCTGAAGCCGCCGGTCAGGTTGGTGTCGCTTATCGCACCAAAGACCCACGGCGACACCTGCAACCCGTCCTGATCGTCGTAGGTAGGCACCTGGACAACTTTGCAGGCGAAATCCAGCCACAACTTATAGAAATAGATCGTCTCGATTGCGGTCGTCCCCATGTATTCGACCCGGATATAGCGGGTGTCCCCGGCCCGCATCGGGGTCAGGAGCGCGTCCGCCGCCGCGTCCGCCTCCTTCGTGATGGTCAGTCGCACCTCGGGCTTGAGCTCGTAGGCCGTGTCGAAGGAGGCCAGAGACGAGTTCATGGGCCACTTGGTCGCCCGCCGGTTGGTCAGCGAGAACTCGCCGCTGAAGTCGCTGAGCTGCTTGCTGCCGCCGAGGCCCGCGTAGGACGTGTCGATGTAGATGTTGCCCGTCTGCGGGATAATCGGGACGACCGGCACCTCGGTCGGGCTCGCCGTCATGGTGATGCCCGTGGTGAAGCCGCGCCCGATGGCCGGGGCGGTCCACCCGAACCCGCGCCGGCTGAAGGGGATCGTGATGCCGTTGGCGAACACATGCGCCGATCGGCGCCCCAGCGTCGAATCCCCCATGTCCGCCGTGAACGTGGCGTACTCGTCCGGCCCCCGCGGGTTCATGGCGAACACCCACGTATAGGACAGGCCGGTCGAGGGGATATTGCGCGTCGGCGTCGGGAGATTGACGGCGCTCGCCAACCCGGCCGTCAGGGACTGATAGTCGGGCAGGCCCGTGAACTGCCCTGCCGTGAATTCGGTGAGAGGGAAGGCGATCGTGTCGAGCTTGTACCCTTGTGGGCCGGCGCGGTAGAAGTCGCCGGACGGCGCGAGCATGACGCTCAGGCCATGATAGAGCTTGTTTGCTGGGACTACGGTGCCTTTGGCCCCGGACGCTTCGAGGCCGAGTTGGCTGGTGCGCGTGACCGTCGCAATCGGCGGCATCGGCTAGTCCTTTCCGGCCGACTGCGCCGCGGCCTTCGGCTTCTCGGGAGGGGAATACGGTTCCCCGTCCTCATGTCCCACTATTTTGAATCCCAAGTCCTTATAGGACTGGTCGCCCTCGACCTTCAGCTTGTCGAAGTCGGACGGGGCAATCCCATAACGCCGCCCGTCTTTGTGCTCAATGATCACCCGCTTCTCTGCCACGATCACGCCTCCTGCACGACCAGTTCATATTCCCCGCCGAGGTGCCGATAGCGCCGCTCGGGCAAGGTCTGATAGAGCTGATAGTCATCGACCCATTGGCAGGACCAGACCCGGCCGCCCGTGACCACGCCGCCCCTGCGATGGATGGCGGCGAAGATGGCCGAGGCGAGCGCGCTGTCCGTACCCGCGGCCGATTCATCCGTGACGATGCCGCGGACCCGGTACGTCAGCGTCGTCATCACCCGGATCCCGTCATGTGTGATGGCCGGACGCCCCGGTGGCAGCCACTCGTAGAGCACGACCGGGTAGGCCACGCCGGGCGGGATGTCGTTGTCATACACGCGGGTCGAGACGATGGCCGACACCGCCCCGGCCGCTTGGAGCGTGGCCCTCAGCCACCGATTGGCGATGACGATCGGCTCGGCCACTACAGGAGCCGCCGCCGGGCCTGGTGGCGCAGGAGCCGGCCAACCGCCCGCCCGACGTACTGCTGCCCCGCCACCCAGCCGCCGCCCGCCGTGTGGTGGCCTTGATCGACTGCCAGGGCGTAGTCCACATCCGACTCGACCAGATCGGTCTTGTCGCCCTCGTGGCGGACGGTCCAACTGGCGGCCAATCGGCCGGTGTCCACGGGCGATTCATCGCTGATGAAGTCCCGGAGTAGGACCGAATCCTCGTGCCGGATCTCCTCGGCACGATCCCGGATACGCTTGGCGTAGTGGGGGAAGTGGTTGAATGAGCCGGTGCCGAGACTCATCGCTTCTTTGCCCGCTTCGGGAGCTTGCTGACCTTCATGCCCTTGAGATCGGATTTAGCGTGGCTCTTGGGGAAGCCCTTGACCTTAATCGCGCCACCCGCGATGGCTCCGAAAAACCGCGCCTGCTTCTGTGTCGATGGCTTGGTCGGCACTTACGTGATCTCCTGTGCATAGATCCGCAGATGGGTCAACTCGCTCCGATCGTCGCCCACGTTCTTGACCTCGAATGTCCGAGTCCCGATGACGACCCGGTCGCGCTCGGTCACGGTCGTCCCCTCCGGGACATTGATGACGGTGTCCGCCACCGCGGCCATGCGTTCCGCGATGATGCGCTCGGAGCCGCCGCCCGTCCCGATGGGGGCATAGCTGCACGGGACGGCCGCGGCGACGACGGTCTCGGCGTTGGTCCAGCCGCCCTCATCCGTGTCCGTCCGTGTCCCCCGCACGATGTCGCACGTCGCCGGGAAACTCAGCCCAACACGCGCCCGCAAGACCGCGAAATAACCGGGCGGCAGGAGGCTCACAGCGTCCTTTCAGACTCGGCGAAGGAACTGTCGTAGGGATCCTGCGGGTATCGGAGTTTGGTCCTGCTCACCATCGCCCCGCCGACGCCGAGCCGCTGCGCGTCCATCTCGGCCGCCAGCGCCATCGCCTTGGCTTGGGCGTGGAGCTGCTGCGCGTAATGGTGCTGGCCGTCCGAACTGAACTCGGTGTACCCGGCCGTCTGGTCCGCGACCATCTGCCACGCCTGCCACCGGGCCACAGCCCGGAGCCGCGCCGTCTTGGTCGCGGTGTCAGCCTCGGTGACGGCCTCCCAGCCGAGCATCAGCAGGGTGCCGGCGATGGCCTCTTCGTAGGAGTAGGCCACCGCATAGCCCAGCAGATCGGCCACCGGCCCCAGCGTCGCGTGCATGTACGCGGCGACGCTGGCGTCGGTGGCGTAGGACGGGATGGGCACCTACTCGCCCTTGCCCTTGAATGGCTTGCCGTCCGCGTCCACCCACTCATCCCCGACCTTGTATTTTCCGCCGGGGACCGTCTCGTCGGCCTGCCGCTCCTCGGCTTGCCGCTCGGCCTCGACCATCGCGCGGGACACGCGCTCGGCCTCGGTCAGGTTCGGCTCAGCGGCGGGACGGAAGACTGGCTCAGTCGCCGGGCGCCGCGGCTCTTCGTCTCTGCGCTCTGCCATCGGTGAGTCCTCCACAAAGCGAAGGGGCCGGACAGTGTCCGGCCCCTTGTGATTACGGAACTAAGGATCAGGAGATGGTCGTGGCCACATAAGCTCCGGCGGCCCCGGTATCCACGTACAAAGCCGCGCCGTTGGTGCGCTCCCAGATGCCCATGCCGAACTCGCGCTCCCACGCCCGCGCCCGGAGCGGATGATCCTCATCCTCATAGGCGAGGACGAAGTCGCCCGAGCCGTTCGCCCGCTCGCGCAACGCAATCGGCGCCGGAGCGCCGTTGACGTAGGCGAACAGATATCCGGCGGGTACCCACGGCTTGACCCAGACGGGCACGTAGTTGGCGCCGTAGTAGCCGATCTGGCGGTTGGCGGGATCGATCAGGTTGTACTCCTGAACAATGGCCGCGGCGGACGTGGCCGGGGTGACGAAGACCGGGGTGATGGCGGTGAAGCCCGTCAGCGCCCGAACGGCCGTCTCCTGGGCCGCGTTGATGTAGACCTCGACCTGGCCGGTGCCGTAGTGCTCGCGCACCGTGGACACGAGGCCGGTCAGGTCGGCCGCCGCCAACGACGTGGACGCCGTGTACAGATAATGGGTGTGAGTCGAGGCGGTGAAGGTGTCGCCATACGGACCCGGCGGGATCGGCTGGCTGTCCGCGTTGACCAGCGCCCGAACGGCGATGTTGACGTTGTCCACGAGCCGATCCAGATAGCCGGTGCTGTTGGTCGGGGTGAAGAGCGTCCGCCGGATCTGCCGGTAGATCACCTTCGTATCGGCGTCCATCGCGGCGACCACCTGGGCGGCGAGCTCGGCCGCGGTGTGGTTCTGCATGTACTTGCGCGTCCACTGGAGCGCGATGCCATACAGTCGCAGCGGGAAGCCGACCGAGGCCCCGGCCGCGATCTTCTGGGCATCGGGCGAGCCGAACTCGTCCAGCTCGTCCATCGCCATGCTATCGGTCGATCCATATCGCCGGAGTCGATCCGTGGTCCGCTCGACAAACGTACCCAGCATCTCGTTGGTCAGTCGGTTGTGAATCGCCAGCGCGCTGGCGATCTCCTCGAAGGCCCTGTCCTCCCCGTACGCCACGATAGACGATTGGGAAGCGGCGAGGGTATCGAGGGTGGTCAGTGTGCCGTAGGCCATCTCTCAACCCTCCTTTAGTAGGTGCTGCGCATCACGCGGATGCGCGTCGTGTCCACGGCGAACGCCACGGGGGCGGTGCCGCCGGTCGTGGCGGCATCGGACAGCGCCCCCGCCGTCGCACTCACGTAGTAGCGGGCGCCGGGGGTGAGGCCGCTGCCATAGTTCACGTTCACGTCGAACCAGAGGGTCACGGCGTCATTCGCCACGGCGGCCTGCATCGCCATGCCGTCGCACTTGGCGGGAGCGGTGGCGGCGGTGCCGTTAGAGCGCCACACCTTGCCGTCCGACTTGATGTAGCAGAGGTCGCCCGCCGCGATGGCCTCGCCGGCCA